AATGCATACATTGGTATTGGATCGTTTAGAGCACAATATGCTACGGTAGTTAACGGTATTGGTAACACTTTTGTTGAAATTAGACCTGATAAAACTTCTATTTTTGATATTCCATCTGGAACTCAGGTAAGCATTGGCGTGACACTTCCATATGGTATTGTTAATGTTAGTGCTGCTACTAGTAATATTAGTCCAGGTGTAGTTTCAGGTCTTACTTATGATGTATTAGGTGCGGATTATAATCCAGAAACTGGATTTATGTCTATGACTCTTCCAGTAGGTCATGAATTAACCCAGGGTGATTATATTATAATTAAAGACAAAAGTTTAAACTTTAGTTGTACTAGTGATAATAATACTAGAGTTAAATCATACCCTAGACCAAATCTTGATACCAACGCATGGAATAGACCTATAAGACTTGAAGATGTTGTAGATCAAAGTGTAAAAGCATTTGTTGGTCTCTCAACCTTTGCATATTTTAATGTTACAGATGCAACATATACTGCAGCAACAGGAGATTTGGAACTTACTATTGGTAGTCATAATTTAGTTGCTGATAGAGGTATATCTATTGAAACTGATTCTCTATCCTTTAAGTGTGCAATGGATGGCAATACAGCAACCAAGACATATCCTCGCGCAACTGATCCTGCGGCAAATACTACTCTTGATATTACTGCAGTAACCTCTAACACAATTACTGTCAATGTTGGTGCTTCACCTCTGGTAACATATACACCAGGTGCAGGAACAACATATGATCCTAGCACAGGATTGATGGTTCTTGAAATTGGTACGCATAATTTAACTGCTGGTACAAGTATTAAATTAGCAACTGAGTCATTGACATTTAGTTGTGGATATGGTGGTGCTACTGGTCCTGCTGCTGAAAAATCATATCCGAGATCTAATGGCAATGATCCATTCTATGATACTGCAATTAACATCGCGTCAGTAACTGAAACTACAATCACACTTCAAGTATTAACAACCATTCCTTCTACAAATACTGACGTACATACATTCGTATCTGCAACGACTGGAGCAGTTATCTCTGGAGGTAACTATCTCCACTCATTCCAAGGTCCAGCATTAAATGCTGTTCGTGCTGGTGGTCAATATACCCATACATTTGTTTCTGCTGATGCAGGTGCTGTTGTTAGTACAGCAACTACATCTATTCAACATATTGGTTTTGCAACTGTCATAATTGGAACTGGACATATTTCACCTAATGTTACTATAACCAATCCAGGATATGATCTTGATATAGATCAAGAATTAATGCCCCAGATAATATTTGATGATCCAGAACCATATGGAAATATTCCCTTAATATTTTCTAATGATAATACAGTAGTTAGTTTAGGAACGGAAGCTAGAGTTGATGTTTTAGTCAGTAATGGTTCTAGTGTATCTTCTTTCAACTTTACAAATAGTGGTTATGCATATGGAGATAACAATATCTTAACAGTGCAAACTGGAGGATTGGCAGGAATTCCGACATTATCAAACTTTAGTGAATTCCAAATTAATGTACAAAAGACTTTTGATGATACATTCAACGGGTGGAATGTTGGTGAACTTGAACTACTTGATAATGTTGACGCTTATATTAATGGTAGGAGAAAACTTTTCCCGCTATTTAGAGACGGAAAAAGACTGTCTATCATTGCTTCAAAAGATTCAAAAATTGATCCTAATCAGTTATTGTTGGTATTTTTAAATAATATTCTTCAAGTCCCTAAAAAATCATATTTCTTCTTTGGTGGAAATAGAATTAGATTTACCGAAGCACCTAGAGTTGGTGATTTCTTAAGAATTCTTTTCTATAAAGGTAATGGTGAAACTGATGTTATTGAAACTGAGGTAATACAAACAGTAAAAGAAGGAGATACTCTTAATATTAATTCAAATGATGTTATTCTAGATGAGAATAAGAGAACTGTTACAGATGTTGTTTCAACAGATACAGTAGAAACTCTTCCGTATTTTGGACCAGGAAATTCTGCCGATATTGATTTAGTTAGACCAGTTGATTGGTGTCGTCAAAGTGAAGATAAGATAATTAATGGATTGCCAATCTCTAAGGCAAGAACATTCTATGAACCAAATATTATACCATATGCATACTTAATTAAACCAGTTGGTCTTGGTGATACAGTGTTTAGTGTTAATACTACTAGACCTCTGTTCAATCAAAGTGATGAATTTACTACCGTTCAAGGACAACTTGCCCAAAACGTAATTAAAATTCACCCACAAAGGGAAATATCACCTTCTACTGCCACTGCTACTGTTTCTATTGCAGGAACCGTCTCATCAATATTAATAACAGATGGTGGACATGGTTATCTTACAGTTCCTACGGTAAGTATTGCAAGTACAAATGGTGTAGGTATTGGCACAAGTGGGACAGCATCTGCGGCCGCTACGCTTACGAATGGAGTTGTTACTGGAATAACAATAACTAATGGCGGTGTTGGATATTCAACGGTAACAGCACCTAAAGTTCTAATTTCTCCTGCACAAGCATCTAAACTTGAACAATGTGAGGTTTATTTCCCAGATGGTTATAGAGGAGATTCTGGAACAGTTGTTGGATTTGCAACAACTTCTATTTCAGGAGAAACTTTTGCACTGTTTGACCTCTTTATTCCAGCGCAGGATCAAGTTTTCGATAATATTAAGTATGTTGGGTTTGCGATAACCACTTCTCAAATTGAGCAAGGGGATGCATTCACTATCTACAACTCTAATGTTGGAACAGCAAATACTTCTATCACAAGTTATGATGGTGCTGGTGGAGTTCTGGGTATAAGCACTTCATATATTGATGGAGTTTATGAAGTAATAGAAGTTGTAAAAGAACCTAGAAATATGGGTGGAATTGGAACAGCAACAGCAAGAGTTCGTGCAAGAGTTGATAACCCTCCTGTAGGATTTGATTTTGATGCTAATTGGACTGGAAGCACTGGAATGACTACATCACATTATCAAGGTTCATATAGTTGGGGTAGAATTGTAGTTAAGAGTAGAGCAATTTCTACTACCTATAATCCATATAACTCACAAGGAATAAGTGGCATTACTACCTCCCCACTTGTGGTAAGAGAGAGATCTCTAGCATTTGTGGGATATACCACAACTACGTAACTAAATAAAGAAAAAACTGTGGCAAAATGTCTGCAATAATTACAGATCAAATTAGAATTTTGAACTCGAAAAATTTTCGCAATGGTGTATTAAGCACTTCTAATGCTTATTATACTTTTGTGGGATTAACTAATTCTACCGATTTTAGTGACACATGGGAAGCTAGACCTCCTTCTCCAAGAGATAATTTTAATCAGGAGAATGATTATTGGGACACTATGGTTGCTATGAAGAGAATTACTTCTTCAGATATTATGCATGTTATACCAAAAAGAAATTGGTCTTCAGGGTCGAAATATGATATGTATCGTCATGATTATAGTGTTGACAATCTTGCTGCAGTTTCAAGTGCAACAAATCTTTATTCCTCATTTTTCTATGTGATGAATAAAGATTTTAGGATTTATATTTGTCTTCAAAATGGAACAAGTCCCGATAATCCAACAGGAAAACCGTCACTTGATGAACCCACATTTACTGACTTAGAACCAAGAGTTGCTGGTTCAAGTGGAGATGGATATATTTGGAAGTATCTCTATACTTTGAGTCCTTCAGATATTATTAAATTTGATTCAACTGAGTTTATGCCAGTTCCAAATAACTGGGAAACATCTTCAGATAATGCTCTTGTGAGAGACAATGCTGTTAGTGGTTCAATTAAAATCGTAACAGTAAGGAATAAGGGATTGAGCGTTGGAGCAGCAAATTTACAATATCGAAATGTTCCTATTAAAGGAGATGGTGTTGGTGCAGAGTGTACTATTACAATCGATGAAAACTCACAAGTTTTATCTGTAGAGGTATCAAATCAAGGTTCTGGATATACATATGGAACTGTAGACTTAGTTGCAGGTTCTGTTCCTACTGGAACAGTTAGACCAACATTTGACGTTATTATTCCTCCTCAGGGTGGGCATGGATATGATATATATCGAGAAATGGGAGCATCTAATCTTTTGCTTTATGCAAGAATCGAAAATGATACTCAAAATCCAGATTTCGTTACCGGGAATAAAATTGCTAGAGTTGGTATTGTAGAAAATCCAACTGAATATAATTCAACTACACTTCTTGATAAACCCAAAGCAAGTGTTGTTGGCGCTTTAAAACTTGTAGGAACAGGGTATAGTACTGCCGAGTTTGCTATAAATACATTTGTTTCTCAAACTATTGCAACAGGAACAACTGCTTTTGGTAGAGTGATTAATTACGATCAAACAACTGGAATATTAAAATTTTGGCAGGATAGATATCTTGTTGGATTTAATACTTCCGATGGTACGCCAAATATTACTCCAAGACATGGATATGATTTAACAGAATTTACAAGTTCTCCGGATACTGGCGGTACACTTTTAATTATACCGGATAATGGTAGTAATTCTAATTTAAGTATTGACGGTGCCTTTACGGGTACTTCTACTGTAATAAATAGTAGAACTTATTATTATGGTCTTAGTTTCACTGACGGTATTGCTTTACCAGAGGTTCAAAAACAATCTGGTAATATCATTTACGTTGATAACCGACCTTCTATTCTTAGATCGTCAAATCAAAAAGAAGACATAAAAATTATCTTGCAGTTCTAAAGGATTATGCCACAACAAACTAATCTCAACGTATCGCCATATTTTGATGATTACGACCCGTCCAGTGATTTTCATAAAGTTCTGTTTAAACCTGGTTATCCAGTACAAGCAAGAGAACTAATAAACCTTCAATCAATTCTTCAGAATCAGATTGAAAAATTTGGTCAGCACTTTTTTAAAGAGGGTTCTAAAGTAATACCAGGTAACACAGGATACACGCAACTTTACTATAATGTTCAGTTGAATAATTCGTATCAAGGTGTTCCGGTTTCTGCTTATTCAGATCAACTTGTAGGATTAAAAATAACCGGACAAGACTCTGGAGTAACTGCAGTTGTTGACAGTGTTCTTCTTC